CTTCCAGTTCCCGCAACTCCTGTGACTGAAACACTTGCACTATCAGAACTTGTTGTAGTTGTAGACCCTACCGCACCCGTGCTGCCTACACCTGTTACGGGCTGCGTAACGCCACTCGTTGTAGTTGCAGACCCTATCACACCCGTGCTGCTTACACCTGTAACAGAAATATCTGCATCCAGATCAACGCTAGTTGAACCTACATTACCTGTACCGCTTACACCGACTGCATTTATACTTGATCCAAAATCTACGGTAACGCCGTTTACCGCCCCAGTGCCTTCTACTCCTACAACAGCAAAAGATTGGTTTATTGTTACTGCGCCTATAGAACCAGTACCAACTACCCCCGTAACAGAGATGTTTGTAAGACCTGTGATAGATGCGGAGCCTACAGCGCTTGTGCCAGATACTCCTGTAACAGAAACATTTATTCCAGAACCAGAAGATGAAGATACCGTACCTACGGCACCTGTGCTTGACACGCCTGTTACTGAAATAGCTGAATTTGAAGATACGGAAACCGTCCCAACAGAGCCTATAGAATTAAGACCCAGTACGGTAAGCGCCCCCGCTGTTTCTACCACAACAGTATTAAGAGCAGAGGTGCCTGCAACACCTGTAACGTCTACGTTGGCCTCACCCGTAATAGTTACAGAACCTACAGAGCCAGTGCCTTCAACACCTGTAACATCTACGTTGGCATCACCCGTAATAGTTACAGAACCTACAGAAGTCGTTCCTGCAACACCTGACTCTAATATACTAGCGAAACCCGTAATAAATACGGAACCTACACCGCCTGTGCCTTCAACACCTGTCGCTGATATACTAGCGAAACCCGTGACAGAAACAGAACCTGCGGAGCCTGTGCCTTCAACACCTGTGACACTTGGACTAACCGCAGTGCTTGTAGTTGCAGAACCAGAACTAGCTGTTCCCGCTACCCCTGTTACCGACACATTTGCGACACTTGTAGGGGATACAGAACCTACCCCGCCTGTGGCAGACAAGCCTGTAACAGAAACACCCGCTGCGCCTGTCACTGTTGCGGTGCCAACGCTGCCTGTTCCCGCTACACCTGTAACAGAAATACTTGCTGCGTTGGCTGTAGTTACACTACCAACGGACCCTGTTCCCGCTACACCTGTAACGGACTGTGTTATTACAATAGAGACGGTTGCACTACCAACGGACCCTGTAGCCGCCACACCTGTAGCATCTACGCTTACAGGTACACTACTCCAACCATTGACACCCCAACCACCTTGTCCCCAACCGTATCCCTCCTCTTGAGAGCTACTTGTTTGGGCAGCAAGTGGCCCAGAGGCTAGGGGCGAATTGCCAAGCATACTACTGGATCATTTCACTGCTACTGTAATCTGATGCAAAGTGCGCGTGTATTCCAGCGACTTCACTAGAGGTCAACGCTCGATCATAAAACACGACGGCTCGCAGTTCTCCTATTGGCCCCCCAGTCGCAAGGACTGGGTGGATATTCCCTGTTGACCATCCGTTCAGAAAGTGACCATTCGTCAACACAACAGAATGATATTTGTCTGCATTGGCGGTGGAGCCAAAGGCTGAGAAAACTTCATTCATAGTGTAGGCGGTTGCGTCAACCTTATCTAAATACAACTTTGAGGCAGTACCACTCACCGAGGAAGCTGCTTGATGAACCCAATTCCCACTCAGCGCCGTGCCTGTCGCTAGGCTAGTGCTTGTGTTCAGGTCGGATTGAATAGCCGCCCCTTGGCTGGTGGACGTTGACATCAGGTAGTACCACGTTTGTGACGCTGGCTTGGCCAGTATCATCACAACAGTCCCATCATAGGGGGATGAGGTGTTCGTTAAACCGGTCGGATATGATGGTCCGACGTAGACAGCATTGGTGCCAGCCGCTAATGTCAGGGAGGGTATACCTCCTGTACCGCTTGAATTGTATGTAGTGAGGCTGCTAGTTAGTGTCAGATTCGGACCATTCGAATTTCCACTCGTATTATGAGTGCCGCTGACGTCAGCCCATGCTGTGCCAGAGCCAGAATAGCTGTTTGAGTCATTCATATCGTAGTAGCCAACCAGTCCACTTGAGGGAAGAAAGATGAGACTTGCTACGATCTTCTGCGTGGCCGTCCGAACGCCGTCCGAGGCACGAACGCGAAAGTTGTGAGACCCCGCATTAGATGCAGAACTTGATCCCGTCAGGGAGAAAACGCCAGTGGTTTGATTGATAGAGACCGACGATAACTGAGGCGGCAAGCTGCTAGGACTATAAACCGTTGTGCCATTGTGGGCGTCAAAAGAGTAGCTTATTGGGAATCCATCGTCATCCAGAGCTTTGGCATCAATCGTGCTGACTGCCCCCCCAGCTAAAGCGATGGTCGCTGGAATTGTGTTGACAAAAGCTGGTGCCGCATTGTCTGCAAAATCTTCTGCTGCCAACGTACCAAAAACAACAGCATCAGCGGTTAAATTGAGCGCGTTTCCGCTGTTGCTGCTTTCATTGACAGTCCGAGCCATAACCGTTGCGCTGCTTGACATCACAGCAGTTCCGATTTCCCAATTAGCTCCATCCTCTATGGCGTAGCGCACGACGTCACCGTCAGAAGCCCCTGCCGCTGCAAAGGTTTGAAAATTAGTAACGGCGGCAGATAACGTAATATTCCCCGTGCCTGTGGAGGAAATCGTCATCTTCGCGCGATTAAGCAGTTTTACCATTTTTTATCCTATGCGGCCACGAAGTCTATACCTGCATTAGGTGTTTGCAGAACAGGTTACTTCCCAGTTAAGCGATACGGATAATAGCGTTACTTGCGTCCGCGGTGGGCATAACAACGGTAAAGTTACCAGAACTTGCAGCCTTGTCAGAACCGAAGTCAAGCACACATACAGTGGGATCACCCGCAGCTGCCTCGTTAAAGATCAACGCCCCGCGAACAGCAGAGATAGTCACGTTGCTAAACACAACATCGTTCATGTCTACAAGAGCCGTTGTGCTAGACGCAACGGGCGTAACTGTAGTTATGGCGTTACCTTTAGCCGTGTAGTTTGTGCCACTAACCTCATTGCTAGCAGTGTAAGCTGTGGTAGCCGCTGTAAAACTTGCGCTGTTTGTATACAACGCCAGCTTAAAAACGTTAGATGCAGCGGTAAAATTGTGGATACCCTTCAAAGCTTCAACTTTAAAAGAGGTACACATGAAGTTTCCTGAGAATGCCATTTACATTTTCCTTATATATTCAGCTAGTTTTTTATGACCAGCATCACTGATTGCATTATATACAGTAGTTCTATCGCTTTGGATAGCCTGTTTCATGTAGACTGTGATTACAGTCTTCATACGTTCCTTGTGAGCCAAGGCTTGATCTCTAATCGCAGGTGGCGCATCCTTTGATACAATCATCAACTTATCGACACATAGTTCTGCTACTTCCTCTGGCGTAAAACCCCGATTGTTGGTGGTTCTAACTTCAACACTACCAACAGACATTTCAAATGGCATATTCATCTAAAGTTCCCATCCCTATAACTATCGCCTTTGCTGGCGGCATCAATAACGGACAACTGTTGTAGCGCAGATTCATACCGTTCTCTGTATGACTGCATAACATCAGGATCGCCCTTCATAAACGTGTACGCCTCTACCAAGGAACCATAAAGAAGTACAGTATCAGCGTTCTCACCAAGCCAAGACGTGCTTGTAGTAACAATGGACTTAGGCTCAAAGTAGTAATGTAGCTCTACGGTATATGTAGCATTAGGCGTTGGACCTATAATAAAGTGTCCGTCTGTAGCCGCTGTTATAGCGTCACCATCAAACTGTCCATAATACTTCGGAACGCCTTGAGTAGCAGCTACAGGGTACGCTTCCCGCATAAAGTTAACGTCTTTTTCTAACAAGTACGTGTACGCCGCTGTAGTAGGGTCAATAATTGCTAGAGAAAATACGGCCAGAAAGTCATCGGGCCGCTGTAAGTATTGATTGCCTTGGTTTAGAGTACCCGTACTATTGGACCTAACTTCGGGTATAGTTACGGTTCTAAATATTCGCTGCTCTGCCTGTTGAATAAACGTAGGTATTAAAGAAACAAATGTTGTTTCTTCATTTTCTGTATATTCTTTTATAGCAGACGTTAATTCTGTATAATTCATTGGCTTACCCTCATGGTGTGTTCGCCGTCCCAACCGCGCCAGAAGCTGAAGTTCCTACAGCAGAAACAGAAGTGTCAATACCTTGAGTAACAGAAGTTGTGACAACTCCAACATAAGCATTGGCAACTAAATTGTTTCCTGTGAAACCATATTTATCACCTGTATAACCTACAGGATTCCAGCCCCACTGAATATTGTTCATAGAACTTATATCGTGTTCTGGTCGTGGGTCTTTTAATGCTTGCGGGTCTGGCCTCGCCCGTAGTGGCTCAAGTTGTGGTTGCTTTGCTTCCCACTCATCCTTGCCTACTAAAAGACCGTTCCATTCTTTGCGCATATCACGCAATCTATATCTGAAGCCAGAACGATCAGATATTCCATACGCCCATTTTCCTGTAGCGTATTTAGACATATCGGTAATTTCTCAAGTCTGGCGATACTTTGAATGAGGCTCTATCTCTGTCCTCATCCATCGCACGGTTTAACTCTTCGTCATAAATAGGCTTTAGAAGAGAAATGCGGTCAGGGGCTTTTTTTATAGCAATGTAATAAGCTAATCCTGCAGCTAGTGCTGGGTAAAACCTAAATGGTATTTGCGCAGTGTTTACATATGTATCTGCATCATCCATGCGAATAAGGGCATCATACAAAATAACATCTGTGCTGTTATCTGGCAAAGGCCACACTTTTAGGTTCGGATTTATTTGCCTATCTACAAAATACTGCGTAGCCCTGCCTTTTGTAGATTTTGTTGGAATATTTAAGTATGTGTCGCGGCTAATTCTGTTTAGCGCATANTCTGTACCGCTTCTGCGAACAACTAGGGACAATATATCTATAACGTCCGCACCAAGGCTAGTCTCACCATCACCCTCTGCAACTGTGAAACTCCTTTGCGCAATAGTCCATTGATTTAAACCTCGATTTGCCCAATCAGCGAACAAGAGATTTAAAGAACGTTTTGCTGTCCGCAGATCATAACCTGTTTGGGCCTCAAGACCACAACGCTCAAAAGCCTCTTCGATGTAATCAGCTACGTCTAATTCAAAGTCTTTCGAACCTGATACAGTCATTTCTTATTCCTTTTCAGGGATTTAACACTTCCATCTTTTACGTGCTTGACGCAAACGACTGTTAGGGTCTTTTGCAGCCTTGGGAAATTTCTTCATTTGCCCTGCAGAACGTGCGCAGTATGACTTTCTGCGATTGGCGGCTTTACTTCCCGCTTTTACTTTTCCTGTAACGGCTGTTTTTAATTTAGAGCCGGGATTTTTGCGTTTGTACGCGGCAACACCCTTTTTAGTCATGCCAGCGCCTGATTTTGTTTTGCGGTAATTACCGCCTTTACCAGTAGTTTTCCGTATTGGATTTTCTTTTTTACGCGGCATTTCTCACCTGCTGTATAATAGGGGGCATCGCCCCCTACTACATTTAAGATAAAAAGATTGTTAGCTCATTGTTCGAACCTGTAAACGCCGAAACAAACACACCATCAGTGAATATCATTCCATCATCAGGTATATAAAGCTCATTCATGCCTACTGGAAATTTCTGCACTATCATAGTAGCGCCACCATTCCCATTAGTCAGAGTAAATGAACCTGCTGCTTCAGCATAGATATTAACAGTTCTAAGCCTAGACCTAGAAGGCCCAATAAGGGCCGCAGCATCACCTTGAGCTACATTGTATCCTGTTACTGGGCCAGCCATTTACTTACTCCTTATGCTACAAGATTGCTGGCTTGCTGATACAGAACAGTCGCTCTGATTTCACCTGCGTTAGTAGCACCTGTGGTAGTCCAAGTAAGGCGAACATCTGTTGTGTTAGATGTTTCAGCCCAAGACAATGCACCACCAGCTTCAGTGGTAGGGTACTTGCGTCCTGCGCCAGAAGCTACGGTAATCGAAAACCCGTTGATAAATGTGCCGTTTCCACCAGCAGTATCGCCAACGCTGAAAACCGCAGTAGCATTACCCATAGCTGTTGGGCAATCTAGCACAATATCAATGATTTGAGACTTCGCAGGAATAACTACGTCAGTGACGTTTGCAGCAGAAGCGCCGCCTGCAAGAGAGCCAGTAGTAAAGGACTGTGCCATGACAACTTGGCCTGTGTTTTTAATATCAGAGCCTACGGTTGTGCCAGTAGTATCTTTGATTGTTCCTGCCAGAATTGGCCCGGAAAAAGTAGTTGTACCCATGTCTATCTCCTGTCGTGGGTTAAGTCAGACGCTATTTGCGCCTGTCAGGGATAAGCAAATAATACACAACAATCCAAAAAAAGAAAGGGGGCAGATGAACTGCCCCCAATCAAAACCAAACATTTGTTCGGGTTACGCTCCGGGTGAACCAAATACGCAACGTGGGTCCGAGAAACCAAATGAATAACGCTCACGCGCTTTAAAGCGCATGTTGCCTGTATCAAAATCTGCTTCCATGTTTGTACGCATGGGAGAACGCTCAAAGTGCTTGAAGCCATTTGGCGCGTCAGTTTTGATAAAGAACGCATCAGTATCGGTGAGGAAGTGGTTAATTGTATAACCCTCTGGCACCATACCCATGTTCTTTGTCGCGTTAATGTCATTGTCAGCAGTGCCGGGACGCAAGGTCGATTCCAGCAGACGATCTGCAATGAACTGAAGCTGTGGTGGAATAATCAGCTTAGTGCCACGAAGGGCAATAATCATATTCCGCTCATCAACAAAGCCTGAAATGTCAATCANAGCATTTTCAAGCGAAGTTTCATTGAGGTCAGCNGCAGTAGCTGGTTCGTTACGGAATGTACCGCCTTGAGCCAGTGGGTGTACTGCAGAACAAAGCTCAACACCGTCACCGCCTGTGAACGCCGCGTTGAAAGCGTTGTTAAGAACTGCAGCAGCCTTAACTTGCTTAGAATGCGCCATAGAACGGGCAAGTGCTTTAGTGTAACGAGCGCCAAGACGATCATACAGATTGTCTTCAATCTTGGTGTAACGAGCGCCAAGACGATCATACAGATTGTCTTCAATCGCCTCTTCAGTCAAAGCGAATGCCAGCGCAACCGTTTCATGGGTGTAACGAGCGGTGTACGCTTCGTTAGCATCATCAAACGATACCCCTGATCCTTCACTTTTAGTAGGAGCATTTCCAAAACCTGAAAGCATAACTTCTTCTTCGAACGCACGATCTGACGATTCTGTGTCGAAAATTTCTGCATGCTCATTGTCGTAGCGGTTGTACTCCATGCCGAACAAAGCATTTAGGCCCGGCTCAAGCTCTTTGACAAGTTGTGAACGAGAAATAGCCATAACTTATCTCCTTTCTTATGCCAGACCTGCAGTGCCAGCACTGAACAGGTGGTTGTTGATTTTGACTATTACATTTGTATTAGCCGACGATACATCGTCATTCTCAGGGTCTTGAGAAATGTCGATAGCTTTCAGAGCCAAGGCTGCTGTGGTTGCACCTGTTGATACTGCAAGTTCC